GTCACACCCTCACACATTCTCTGTAATGGAGGGGATGGCTGCAAAGACTCCACTATCTCACGCAACTGACGGAGCTCCTCAAGTATCTCATCCATTCTCGTTGAAAACGTAGTGGGGAGAAGTCTCACTTAGGCTTTTTTTTCTGTTACGCGAATATAAGATGTCATTGGTTGCCATAATTATAGTTTTTGTGATGCTCATTTATGTTATCACCAAAACTAGACATCGGAAATATTCTTGGGAAGACTTTTCAAAAAAATTTTATCAATTGTGGCCAAAATGGTATGTGACAGGTACAGAGTAATCACTTGTCAACACCCAAAAAAATACCATGCCTAGTTAAGTGATGGTCTACAGAATTATTCTCATTATAAGAATCACCATATGATACCACAATTTGTTCCCCCCTCTTGTAATTCCTGGACGAATAAAGCCTGATTTTATCATCTTCAAATCTCAAATCATACTCAAAATCTACATTTTTTACGTTTTTGTCATGGTTTATCATATCGACGAATGGTATCATGATTAATAAGTTATGATCGTCGTAACCATATATTATTCGTCTAGAACGAACTAAATCTAAATATTTTTTCATATGGGGTAAATAACGCTTATTTTCGTTTTGTTGGTTTTCTCTCAATTCATATGCCTTGTGGTACTCTAGCTGTTCTATTTCACTATCAGACCAATCGGCGATAAGATGGGGGTCTTTTGGTAAAATGTGCATGTATCCACTATACTTACCAAACCATGTGTCGTATTCATATATTTTTCTAGCCAACATATAATCTTCTTGTTCAATTGTCATATCTGGTGGAACTCTTTCACTTATACATGAAGTGTATGGCACTTCAACTAACAAATCTCCTTTTTGTATATCGTCAGTTGCACGTAAACCCCGTATATTTTCAAAATAGCCGATATCTATATTATTGTATAGAATATTGTTATTCTTACACCATCTCTTAAACATCATGTTTGTAAAGTAACGACTTTTAAACAATAGATAAACTGATATTATGATTATTGAAATATACAAACTAATCATTAATATAAAGTATAAAATAATTGACTGAAACAATTGATACATCCTCCTTATATCAAAGTGTGTATCAATTGAAATACTATTGACTAACAGATTATTTGCGACCACCACGTCCACATCTACGTGTTTTTACATCTTGATATTGAGTTCCTGGGCAAGCTGAACCACCATGTGCCGGGTGTCTAGACACGTTAAAAGTTCTTCTCTGTTTTTCATACATCCAACCACTTCTACATTGTTCACTTACCCGACTCCAACCACCCCAAGATCCTGCACAATTCACGGGACAGTGATGTGTGTTACAGCTTGTCGTTTGTGTACCGGGGCATGCAGCTCCACCATTCCGAGGATTTACAGTTTTCACCCAGTTCCTAGACTTAATACCACCACCACAACTCTTACTGCAACCACCCCAACCACCCCAATATCCCTGACAATTCACAGCACAATTCTCATCCTTTGTTGGTGCAGTTTGGCCTCGGTTGCTGCAGTTTACGGCGGTCATGGCCCTTTTACCAGTCGAATTATTACAGGCACCTGTAGCCCTCCAGTGACTCGCATTGTTCACATTGCAGCAAGGAGGTTCACTTCCGCAGTTAACTGTTCGCTCTTTCGTGTCGACGGTGCAAGAACCCCCACCAAATGCAGGTTTAACAATCTTGTTCATAAGTTTCTTTATGAAAGGTTCTCCACACTTAGAAGGTCGGGTACACGCCATCGTCTGTTCGTCGTACGAAACTTGACAATCACTCTTAATGAGGGGGGCTGTACAATCTTCAAGTTGAGCGTTGACACACCCACTCTTCACCATATCCTCGAAGGATTGACCACCACCGGTGCGGAATAAAATTTGTTTGCCGACCGGTATCTTGGTGTTATCAACCTTGGTACCATCCCAAACATCATCAATACCAACAGCCTTTAAACCCTTCGACTTATCAAGCTTCTTCTTTCCGGCGATAACATCCGCCGCATATTCTGGATTGAAACAAATTGGTTTGTTATCTTTGTTTGTGACGTAGGTAGCCTGGATACTCTCATCAAGCTTAGGACACGCCACATTTTGTTTCCCAGCCTCACAAGCTACGTTGCAAGGTTTGGTCTTTGTCTTTTCACAAGTACCCCAGTTCTTTTCGACATATTCGTCAAGAGGCATACCAGCGAGTGCATCCTCTTTCAAAGTGTTTTTATCCAAAGAAATAGTTTGGAAACCCGAACCACAGTATTTGTCACCAAGTTCCTTACCATCCGCCATACAGGCCCCGGAAGGACTATAATTGTCATCAGTGGCGGCGCAAACTGCGGGGCAAGGAACCTCACAGGCTTCAGTCTTTGTGGTATTCTCACAAGAACCACCATGAAGGGCTGGACTCTTTATGTTAGCAGTTAACGTTCTCGTACCCACACCACAGCTACCCTTGATACCAGTCATAGCTAAACCGGTTTCAGTCGACATACATTCACTCTGAGTATAGCCATCTATTACACAGTTGACGGGGGGTGGGGGTGGGGCATTGTCATCTTGATCCCCCATATCTATCCTTTTCTCAACCTTGACACAATGTCCGTCGGAGAGGTTGTACCCAGATTTACACTTTTCAAAAACACAGTCTCCTGCGTCATTGTATTTGTAAATACCATTCGCATCCTCACCCGTGGTACACACCTTACTTCCACCACCTGTACCCCCCTGCATACTGTAGTATCCACCGGATATTACCAGTGTGCACATCACACATACGATCAAAATCACTATAAAACTTTGACTCATATATTTTACGTTTAGATTTTTTTCGTGTCTATAATATAATGTCCCGACCAATCACAACAGTTCTCGTAGAATCTCTTGTCATAGGTATAATGAACCTAATTTTACTATTGGGTCTTCAAAAAATAAATATTCCCATGACACCCCTCATAGCAGGTGCCCTGATACATCTCATCTTTGAATATACGGGTGGTAACAAATGGTGGTGTACACAAACATATTCACTTTAAAGCGAATTGGCAAAATTGTTCACTCTAGATTCATACATAGAATAAGGAACCTCCTTAACAAAATCCCCATCTTCCTCGAAAGGATTACCCCTCTCTTCCATGATGATGTTTAATCTAGGATCCTGTGTAGCAAAGAAGTCCATATTATTTTTACCAATAGAAACAATCGTGTCGTAAAACAATTTTTGCTTATCACTATCAGATAACATAGTCTTTAGTTTGTCCCTAATTCGTTGGCGGATAGTATTAAGAGAATCCATGTTGGGTAAATATCTGTCACAGTCACTCACCTTATCAGTCTTGTATAACACGGCATCATTCACGTGCTTTCTCATACCATCATACGAACCAAGTTCCTTATCGTCACAAACGTACTTAAACTGTTGAGAAACAACGCCCGCACTGTTCTCCACAGGTTCACCTTCCTTCTTACTACAGTTGAATGGTTTGGCACAAGTCAAAATCTGATTAGTTTTAAGAGTAGATACGATTTCCTGACCAATTTCGGTTATCATGTCAGTAATTGTGGTTGCATCCGATTCGTCCTTGATAATTCTCTGCATAGCTTCGTTAATGAGTGGTTGCTTGAAAAATGCGATAGCGATATCAAGGGTTTGTTCTAATATCGTTCCACCGATGGATAAACCAGGGTTACCCTTGATGGTATATGTCTCAGTGGTACCTAGTGTGTCAAGCTTATCTTTTAAATCTTCGAGTTGCTCGGCAGTTTCAGATTCAACCTGCATATCTTCCTCCTGTGATATAGGTTCAGATTCGACCTCAGGTTTTTGTTCCGCCTTGGGTTTTCGCATGAAAAAGATGTAGTACGAAACCAATCCAACTATCAATAAAAGTGTAAACGTAATTACAATCATATAATTAATACAAACATTTTAATCTAAAATCGCCGTTTGCCTCAAATCCTGAATTTGGTCTCGAAGTTCTTGAATCTCCTCTTCCAAATCATTTCTCGCACCCCTAGTGAGAAGATTTTGTCTCTCGATGTAAGATTTATAAAATGTGCGTTCATCTGAAATTCTAACCCCTTTTGCACGAAGATTTTCCATAGTGTAACTCCTCAACCTAAAACCAAGCTGTTGCGCTCGTTCTCTCACGGCGTCACGCTTAACAGCTTCTGTGACATTCTTGCGAATCTTCAGGATTTTCAGCTGTCTCTCTTTGACCTTAATCTGCTCTTCCATGTAAATAATCGCAGCCTCATTTTCAGCCCAACGGTCATACTCATTCGTCTCCACAGATTCTTCGTCAAAGTCATCGAGATAAATCGGTAACACAGGCATAAATGGAATTGAACGTCTATCTACCACCGGGGGGTCCATAGTCTTGATATCTTTGTGAAGATTCTTGAGATTGTTACACATTTCCAAGTAGGTACCCTCTGGTATCATCTTGGAAATGTCGTCCAAACTTTGCATGAGACTTTGCAAATTCTCCATTTTTTACAGATTAAATTACAACTTAATATGCATTCACTTAGGTTTTTAGCTTCTTAATGATTGTAGCAAAAATATACAAAACTGGAGGTACAGATACAGAACCCATCATGTTCCACAAAGCCATTGTTACATCTCCTCGAAGTACTTTAGATACAGAATCCTCCATAATCGTGTCTACAAATTCGTCAATAGGTCGTACAATTACCGGTATCAAAAGAATACCCAAAGCTGTCGAGATGTATTCATTGTCTCCAGGTATCACGAGGTCTATAACATTCACAGTTAAACGAATGACTCCACCTGGCCAGAAAAGGGAAGCGAGTAACTGCCATATGAAAGTCTCTGTAGAAGCTTTCAAACTTTCCTCAAATCTTTCATCTTTGGGTGCCGCATCGAACGCTTTCTGCCCTTTGTCCAAAGTATCAAACATCACATAAGTCGCCGCCACACAATAAGATGCTGGGAGACCCCATTCAGGTAAATAATTCTCAAGAGCTTCACCAACTTCATTGGCATACCCCATATACCGTATGGACGTTTCACGATATGGATCGAAACGCCGCTTGGTTCGCAGTACCCTCCGATACACCCTCGGAGGGACTGGTAACCTGGCGACAACATTCATCCTTCAACACTTATCCTTCATTTCTTTAATAACTTAGGTTTTGTGATTTTGTTTCGAATGTTGTCCGTCAGATTGTATCCAGTGAGTTCCTTAAAAAGTTCCTTGTTACCATTCATTGCAGCCAAACGAGCCTTGGTCGCAGATGGTGCTGCATTGGGGCGCTTTAAAGCAATCCGATTGAAAGGTAAAAACTTAAAGGCGTTTTTGCGATTCTCTCCGACAATCATGACAGAGTTGGGTGAGAAGTTTTCGGAAATCTTAGCAATACTTCGATTCTTCGCAGATGCCATGAAAGTCACATTGGGAAACCACCTCCTCAAAATGCGCAACTTATTGGCCACTGGAAGTGGGTTCTTCATGTTACCCACAGAATGAGACACAACAACAACAGGTTTTTTGTTCATGTTACGAGCCTTCTTAATAATCTCTTCAATCATCATCTTGTGACCGAGATGTGGGGGGTTGAAACGACCATACGTGAATACAACGTCCATTTATATACACCAAGATTATTACATGTCGTCGAGACGATCGTCCGATTGCTCCAACCACTGGATTCTTTTTTCGATAGCTTCTCTATATTTTACCCTAAAGTCATTCTCAACATCTATGTAAGCTTTGGACATCATATCCCAATCTCTTTTCGAAAATCCTATCTGAACCTCCTCAACATCGATACCGTGAATATTACAATAATGTCTCATAACCTGCTCCCTCACAGCCTTCGTAATTCGTTTAATCGGACGAGCCTCGTTGAGTTCTTTTTGAAGATAACGTATCTGCCCCTGAATGAAATCACTATCCAGGTTTAGAGCCTTGTCGAAGTAGTAATCGTGGAAATATTGAAAAGTCTCAGCTGTTGGACCAATCGGGAGTATAGCGAAATCTTCATAGTCGAAGAAGTAGACGGGGTCTGTTCGCTTGTTATACGCATTCTTCAGACGATTACATATATCGAGGTAATCCCCTTCAGGTATCTTATCTGAATGTTTGTCAATCAACTGCATAGCTTTCAGTAAATCCTCCATACTTACATATTATTGATTTTAATTTGTCTAAGTAAGTTAACGAATGTATGATAAACGTGAATGTCAGACCGGTATAGTGCATATAGGGTATGGGAACTTCCATAGAGCCCATCAGGCCATGTACATAGACGAGTACATGAAAAAGACAGGAGACCTTCGTTGGGGTATCGTCGCTGTCAATCTCAGGAATGAAGGGTTTCGTGAGATTGATGACTACATCGTGAAAACACCAAGTCAGTACATCAAGGTAAGGTCCCACCTCGATTATATCGATTGGACGAAGAATAGAACCATCGCCAAACACATGCTGACTCTCCCGAGTGTACACCTCGTGACCATCACCGTCACAGAAAGTGGGTATGCACCAGGGTCACCACTCTTCGAATACCTCGCATGTGGTCTCAGAAATAGAAAAGACCCCATAACCATTCTATGCTGTGACAATATTCGCCAAAATGGTATCGTCCTCGAGACACAGTTCCTCGCCTACCTCTATCAGACGAATCAGCACGAGGTTGCAGATTGGGTTCGCACAAATGTGAAGTTTCCTTCGTGTATGGTCGACCGCATCACACCCCGAACGACTGATGAAGTTCGTCAAGACGTTGAGGAGAAGTTTCCCGGGTACGGTCATACCGCTGTACAAACCGAAGAGTATAGACAATGGGTCATCGAGGACAATTTTGCATCGGACTTTCCAGATCTCACACAAGTCGGTGTGATTATTAGCAGTGACATCGAACCATACGAAGAGACGAAGATTAGAATTCTCAATGGTGGTCATACAAGTCTCGCTTATCTCGGTGCTTTGTCGGGCTACGAAACATTCGATCAAGTCATGGGTGACCCGTCACACCGAAAACACTTTGAGCACCTTCAGAAAGAGGAGATCGCGCCGTCACTGGATATTGATCTTCCCTTCGACGTTTATGACTATATCGATCAAGTCGAGGAACGGTTCTCGAGTGCGACCAACAACGACGATCTAGACAGAATATGTATGGATGGATTTACAAAGTTTCACACATTCATCGTTCCGTCTCTACGAAAATGTCTCGAACAGGGAAAGAGACCCATACACATTTATAAGAGTATCGTTGCATGGTACATATACTCCAAAAAATTTGCGAGAGGATGTAAAAAGATTCGGTACAACGAACCAAATTGGCTTCTTCTCGAGCCATTACTGAGAGAAGGAGCAGAGGAAAAGTTTGTGACATCGGAGCGATTATGGGGAGATATTCCAAAGGAGTACATCACATTCACAAGAGACCTAAAGACTATTCTACTTTCTCAGACCTATGAAAGGGAAATCGATTTACTCGGTTAAACTTGATTTGATACAATAGTGTCTGAAGTCCCTCTGAGCCACCGTTCCTCTATGAATAAACCACATGAGTTCATCGTAGCCCGGAGTCTGTGTGAGTTCCCTCCAAAATGCTTTACACGCCTCCCGAACTTGCACCAAGATTCGAAGCTTCTCGATACTGTCGGGGTCATTGTTGTAGTCAATGTATGCATCCCGAAGACCATCGACAGCCATGATCCACTTATGACATTTGTTAAAAGCATCCGAAGTCATGATGAAATCCTCACTCACAACATCTGGAGTCACACGAAGAGTTGTTTGGTCCCTATTGAGATTCTTCATACATTCACACATCTTGATATAGTCTCCCTCCGGTATTCGGTGGGAGTTTTCATCTATGAGGCTCATAAGTTCTTGCATTTTGCTTAGAATTACAACAATTGCACCAGCACTTAGGTAATCATTTCTGACACCTGTTGAAGTGCCTCTATAAACTCTGCCTCCTCTTGCTCTCTCATCAATCGAATATCCTCCATAAGCTCAGCCTGCGCTTGGGGTGTCATCGTCGTGGGTTCATTTTGATCCAAGAGAAATGGGGGTGGCTTCACTTTCTCGTGGATCTCTTTGATTATGTTACACATCTCGATATAGTCTCCCTCGGGAATCGTCCTCGCATTTTTATCGACGAGTTCGAGGAGCTTGTGAAATTTGTCCATATTTTCATGAAAATTACAAAGACTCTACACTACTTAGGTTCATGGATGACTTTGAGTTTTTCTTCACCATATTCTCAAAAATATCGAAATCGTCAAAGAGGGGGGTGATGTCATCATTCATGTACATCGCACGTCTCACACGGTCACTCAAGTCAATAACCTTATAAGAAATCTCGTCATCACACTTCTTCTTCGTCACGAAGGACAAAAGTCTCTTGCACTTCGTGAGGAGAACCTCAAGGTTTTCACGACGCTCCATAGAGGCGGGTTTGGGTACCTCGAGGTACCTCTTCTCACCACAGTCGTTGACAGCCTCAATGACCGCATACTTACTAACTCGTTCAGAATGACTCATGCGTCTTTGAACAGGTCGCGGGGCAAAGAAGTCGGTAATCGAGTGTAAGAAATATTGCATTTTTTGGGTGCTGGAGGTGCTTCGATGGGTTGTCTGCAATAGAGAACTTCTTCCCAAATGATACGCTGAACGTCTGAACAGAGTGGGGCAGTCGCCTGACAGAAGGCAATTCGGAGTTCGTCAGTCACGATAGGAATGAAGAAGGTTTTCATTCTTCATGCATTTCTTCTTCTCTCAATTCACTTAGGTTTCGTTCAAGTCTCATGTACTCTAATTGGATATCAAGATACACTCTCATCGGTGCATCCCAAAGTGCAGATTTAAACCACTTATAGGTTGAAGTGGTGTAATATGGTCCCATACTCAAAATAGTATTGTAGATTGCGACGAGAATCATTCTTATATTACTTTACTTTTTTTTATACGAGTTTAAAAGTCTTAAGAAGTCCCAAAGACCTAAAACTGCTATACCACCTGTGAAGATTATTGTATTTCGCGCAATAGCTGGAACCATAATATAATATTTATAAATATTAGAATGTCTTTAGACGACATACCTAAAAAGGTTCAGTATGTTATATTAGACTCCAACTTCGTGAACGGTACGAACAATACGTTCTCTCTAGACCTCACACTGAAGTCAAACACTCATGTGGAAGACATGAGTCGTGTTCTAGGTATAAAAATGGTCGATTTTTACATCACACAAGTTGGTGAAAATGATGCGAGTTTAAACACAGATGTGGCCAAGTTTGTTGACATAGTGTGTCACGATATTCCTAAAGTGGCGCAAATGTTAGACGAACGTCACGGACAGGTTTTAGCCAGGGTTCCACTCGAGAGACACTTCACGGGTAGTAATGGAATAGTTCTTCGAGATAAACAATGGAGAAGTTTTAATCGACAAACAAATTATTTCAATCCCATATCCATAAAGAAATTGAACTTTGAAATTTTTGAACAACAAGATGACAATGATTATGTAAAACTTCAACCCGATGCAAAATGGTACATGGTTCTAGAAATAACAACAGTAAACGTGAAAGAAAAACCAAAGGATAGAGAACTTCAGATACTCATGGCACTTGAAAAACTTCTCAAGAAGATAGACACCCTCAACCAAAATGTTGAAAAGTTGCCCGATAAACCCCCAGAAGAAAACCCTAAAAAATATCCATTCGGTCTTTTGGTCTTCATTTTGGCATCCCTACTAGGTAGTTTCATTTGGTGGGTCAATAAAAGTTCTGCGTAAAAAGTATGGGAGGTAAAAAGGGGCGCCGTATGAAATTTTCACTCTCATCATCATATGATACTGATATTTTCGATGAAGAAATGGAGCTGGAGGAAGTGACTATGACAATCGTCCCCAAAAGTGACAATCAGAGGGATTACAATCGTGTGTTGTACAGTATCAATAAACCCATGATATTCGCAGTAGGACCGGCGGGAACGGGAAAGACTATGTTGGCGTGTTGTGCGGCGATTCAGGGATACAACGATAGAACGTACAAGAAAATCGTCATGACGAGACCAGTTGTGTCAGTTGAAGAAGACATAGGATTTTTACCAGGAACTCTAGAAGAAAAGATGGACCCATGGACACGACCCATCATGGACATCTTCAGTGAATACTATACACAGGCAGATATTCAATATATGATAAAAGAAAAGATTATCGAAATTTGTCCACTCGCTTACATGCGCGGTAGAACATTCAAAGACGCGTTCATCATCGCAGATGAAATGCAAAACTCGACACCGAATCAAATGAAGATGCTTCTCACACGTGTCGGTGAAGGTACTAAAATGGTGGTCACAGGTGACCTCAAACAACATGATAGAAAATACGAGGAAAATGGTCTCAAAGATATATGTGACCGCATAAAAGGTAAACAACACAAACGCATCGAATTAGTTCAATTTGAATTCAAAGACATAGAAAGAAGCCCCATCGTTCGTGATATTCTCGAAATTTACGGTGATAATATTTAAAGTTTTTTCTGTAAGTATATGTATATCCAAGATGAAAATCTTTTTTATGGGTATACACCCAGCTCATGGGACTGGATACTCACGTGTGGCGAATAAAATCACAAACTACTTAGCAAATTTACCAAATGTCGAAGTTGTATTTTTTGCATTTCAAAATTTTAAGAATCAACAAGTTACAGACCGATACATAGACCCCCGAATAAAATTTTATGATGCATGTGAGATAGACCCACAGGCTCCACTCGGTTTCGGTGATAACGCAATCGTACCGTCTATCATCAAAGAAAAACCAGATGCATTATTTTTATACAACGACATGATGGTCACAGAAGCTATAATGGAAAAAATACCACCCGAACATATGCCACCCAAAAAATATCTATACCTGGATATCGTGTATCCCTGGCAAAATGTGGAAGTATACGAAAACCTCAAACGTTTTAACTTTGAAAAGATTTGGGTGTTTTTGAACTATTGGAAAAAACATCTGATAGAAGATATCGGCTTCGACCCAAATATCGTAGAGGTTATGCCACATGGCGTAGATTTTGAACGTTTCGTCGATGTTCCAATGAAGGAAGCTAAAAAAGAGTTGGGTTTTAAACCATCTGATTTTCTCGTTGTAAACATGAATCGAAATTCCAGTAGGAAGTGTTGGGATATAACCATAAAGTCATTCTTGGAATTTTTAAAACGTGAAAACATGAATAAACGCATCAAACTTTATTGCGGTGGATTGTTATCTCATGATGATGGGTATAACATACCACAAATCATTTTAAGTGAAAGTAAACGAATTGGTCTAGACCCAAACGTTGTATTAAATGAGCATACGTTTTATAATCACAAACCTCTGCATTTAACTGACGACGAAGTTAACATGATATATAACGCAGCCGATGTGGGTCTAAATACGTGTCGTGGCGAAGGCTTTGGACTGACAACCACGGAACATCTTTATTTTAATCGCCCGCAAATAGTTTCAGGTGTCCCTGCACTAGTAGAAACCCTCGGTAAACATGCATATGTAGTCAAACCCAAGGTATCACTTCACACATTATCCATGGAAAAAGAAGGTGGTGAACATCTGATATGCGACTACAAAGATTTCGCCGAACATCTCCAATACTGTTTCAAGAATCCCGATAAAACCATCGGTGGTAGAGAACACGTGAAACAGAAGTATTCTTGGAATGATGTGTTAAAAACTTTAGATTATTTTGCAACTCAATAAAGCCGCCTTATACGTTCCATTATCTATGAGAGTATACACAGGTTCAGTCTCACCGGTATCCTCCCATACGACTTGTCCATTTTCATCATAGACGTCAACATACTCTTCTCGTGTTTCGGTTGTATCATAATCACCATTATCGACAGTGTGTTCCACTATCGTCACACGATAATAAATTGTTTTAGTTTGTTCCGAGTATTTAGGTTTCTCATCTTCACTCAACGCATCATACGCTTCTCTATTCAGCTCCCTTTCATCATCTTTTACGAATATTGTAATCGTATCTGTGGTTTTTTGTTTAGGATCGGCGATTTTTTCGTATTCACTCACATCTATGGCGACTCTGTTTCTCGTGACATAATACGTAATTTCACGAAGTTCCTTTTTGATACGCCGCACGTTACGCACATTAGGTGTAAAGTCACAATCTTGTGTCACCTTAGCGACTGTATGACTGCGAATGATGTCGTCGTCCTGTTTCTGTGTGTAACCCGGAGAAACATTTGATGTCGTGATGAGATCACCCGAAGCTAAGGGGCCGTTGATGTCTGCCACCCACACAAATGTATCACCCTTAGTATCCACGAGCGTATCATAATCCTTTGTATCCGTCTTTTTGTCAGATATCACACCATACCACGATTTATCCATCCATGTGTTACTTAATTGTACCATAGGAGTGGGACCATTCTTGTGAGTATTGGTATTCGCACTCACAACCAAACCCACATTTTCTTGTCCCCATCTATTCGATACAGTCGTTTTCGTTCTCGGAAGTTCGGTAACAATCTCTTGTATAGCCTTAACTGTATAAGGTACAATCTGTATGTAGTCCACTTGTGCTGGTTCACTACCCCACGCTGAATAGTCTGGGTCGTCGCGGGGGTCATCACTCGTAGAAACCGGCTTCTCGGTCGTTGGATTAGCGTAAGAACCATGCTGAACCGTGTGTCTGAGTTCCGGAACATCATACCAAATATCTTGTGCCATCAATCCAGATTCATAATGAGAAATCTTGGGCTCTTCAATCTTGTATTTTTTGTAATACTCCTGGGGACTCAATTTCATCAACGTATTCGTGGCATCCGTTATATACTTTTCATCAACTTTCAGACGATCATCTGAAGTAGCATATGTTATCTCACCTGTGCTAGTGTTGTAATAAACGGTAGTTCCGTTAGCACTTCTCAAAGGTTTTACATAAAAGGCGTCGGCGGCTCCAGTATTTAGCAGAGTAGTCCTAGCATTTAATACGATTGACCTATCATGTTGATTACTCGAACCCGCCATATTTCCAATAGCAACCGAATGAGAACCCTGATAACTGTTACCAGCTCGGTTACCAATAGCGACTGCATTGGATTCCTGAGAAGTGAAACCAGAACGGTAACCGATAGCGACAGAATATGAACCCTGGAAAGTACCGGCACCGTAACCCATAGCAATTGAATCAGAACCCTGGTTAATAATACCTGCACCGATACCAATAGCTACTGCGCCACTCCCTTGGTTCGAACAACCCGACTGATTACCAATAGCTACTGCGCCATGCCCTTGGTTCGAATTACCCGTGTAATAACCTACGGCGACGGAAGCTTCTCCTTGTGTCGAAAGACCTGACAGGGCACCAATAGCAACCGAAAGGGAACCTTGGCCCGAACGCCCCGCTTCATCACCAACAGCGACCGACTTGTAACCTTGATTGGAAGAACCCGCGTAGTTGCCAATAGCGACTGCATTTGAAACCTGGGTTATCTTACCCGCCTGCAAACCAATAGCGACTGAGTAGTGACTTTGGTTCGACCTACCCGCCTCTGAACCAATAGCGACCGAGTAGGAACCTTGATTAGAAGTACCGGAAAACATACCAATAGCAATTGCACTACCTTTTTGTGATTTTTCACCCGCACTCATACCGATAGAAACACCAAAAGCGGCCTGATTACTAGAACCTGCCCAGCTACCTATGGCAATCGCTTCTGCTCTCTGATTACTCATACCAGCTTTAGTACCAATGGCAATAGAACTGTATTCTTGTGAAGTTTCAGCGGCTTCATGACCGATAGCAATTGAACTAAAACGTTGCTGGTATCTACCAGCTCTAGTACCAAATGAGATCGAATCAGTTCCTTGACTTTCACGCCCCGCCATATCACCAATAGCAACCGCACGATGCTGCTGTAAATGTGAACCAGATTGATAACCAATGGCGACTGCATTTGATTCTTGTTGATATTCACCCGCTGTGTTACCTATCGCAATCGCATTAAACTTTTGGCTATGACAACCCGCTTGGTTACCGATCGCAACCGCATTAAATTGTTGGGTAAAACAACCCGCTTGGTTACCGATCGCAACCGCCCACGAACCCTGACCCGTCCGTCCAGAATATTCGCCAATAGAAATTGCAAACGGGTTTTGAAGAATTGATCCTGATTGATGACCGATAGCCACTGTGTGACTACCCTGTGTATCTTTTCCAGCTTCTCGACCTATGGCGATTGACACATTAGATTGAGCCGAGTGACCGGCTAATTGACCTATAGCGATACTTTGTTCATCTTGACCATTTTGTCCAGCACTTGTACCGATAGCTATAGAATTTGTGTTTTGTCCTGAAGTACCCGTGTATGCACCAATAGACACAGAGTTTACACCTTGACTACTTTGACCAGTTTGAAAACCAATGGCAACCGAAGTGGCACCCTGGTTTGAAACACCCGCAGCTGTACCGATGGCTACAGAGCTATTACCCTGTTCCACATGACCAGTAGCGTAACCGATAGCGATAGATTGAGCACTCTGATTCGACGAACCTGCGCTATTACCTATGGCGATTGAATCTACACCCTGATTTTTATAACCCGCGGATGAACCAATAGCGACCGAATACGAACTCTGATTTGTGTGACCCGTATCAGGTCCGAGTGCAACTGAGCGAATGTCCTGGTTCGAGTGACCTGCGGATGAACCAATAGCGACCGAATACGAGTTCTGGTTAGAAGTGCCCGCATAATTACCAATAGAGACCGAATTAACATTTTGAGATATTTTAGCAGCTTCTAAACCAATAGCGACCGAAGAGGAACCCTGGTTGGAACTACCAGCATTCGTACCAATAGCGATAGAATTTGTATTTTGATTAGTACGCCCAGCATCCACGCCGATAGAGATAGCTAATTGCTGTTGTTGTGTGTATCCAGCCCTGTTACCAATTGAAACTGATAATGGTTGTTGACCCGTGTTTCCAGCTTCATAACCCACAGCTATACATTGGTTACCCTGGTTACTTTGACCAGCTCCAGAACCCAAAGCAACTGTATAAGCACCCTGATTTTCTTTCCCGGATAATGAACCTATAGATACGGCACCAAATCCCTGACCAAAAAATGCAGTTTCATGACCGATAGCTACTGCATAACTTCCCTGATTAGAAGAACCTGACAGATTACCTATGGCGACCGAATAGGAACTCTGGTTTGATAAACCGGCACCGTTACCTATGGCGACAGAATTACTTTCTTGATTCTCGAGACCAGCTTGGTTACCAATAGCAATAGAAAGGGAACCCTGGTTAGTTCGACCCGCGAATGCACCAATAGCGACCGCGTTTGAAAGCTGACCTATCCCACCCGCTTCATCACCAATAGCGACTGAATTGGAACCCTGGTTCGAAGTACCCGCTAGGTCACCAATAGCGACTGAATTGGAACCCTGGTTCGAAGTACCCGCTAGGTCACCAATAGCGACTGAATTGGAACCCTGGTTGGAATTACCCGCATACGTACCAATAGCGACTGAAGAGGAACCTTGGTTAGAAGTACCCGCTCGGTCACCAATAGCGACTGAAGAGGAACCTTGATTGGAACTACCCGCCCGTGTACCAATGGTGACTGAATTGGAACCCTGGTTGGAAGTACCCGCGTACGTACCAATAGCGACTGAATAAGAACCTTGATTGTAACCAGCCGCCATTGTACCAATGGCGACTGAATTGGAACCCTGTGTCGAAAGACCTGCGAATGAGCCAATAGCGACTGCATTTGTATGTTGATTTATCTTACCCGCTTCATCACCAATAGCGACCGCGCGAGCCTCTTGATTTGTACTACCAACACGTTTACCAATAGCGACTGAATGGAAACCTTGATTGGACATACCCGCTAGGTCACCAATAGCGACTGAATGGGAACCCTGGTTGGACGTACCCGCTAGGTCGCCAATAGCGATTGAATTGGAACCCTGGTTGGACGTACCCGCTAGGTCACCAATAGCGACCGAATGGGAACCCTGGTTGGACGTACCCGCTAGGTCACCGATAGCGACTGAATGGGAACCCTGGTTTGACCAACCCGCATTGTAACCGATAGCAACTGCATTAGATTCTTGCCTCATCCAACCCGCTTCATCGCCAATAGCGACCGAGGATAGACCCTGGTTGGAACTTCCCGCTCGTGTACCAATGGCGACTGAATGGGAACCCTGTGTTAAATCACCCGCAGATGAGCCAATAGCGACTGAACTGGAACCCTGGTTCGAACTACCCGCAGAAACGCCAATAGCGACTGCATTGTAAGCCTGATTCAAACTACCCGCGGATGAGCCAATGGCGATCGAGCGGGAACCTTGAGCCAAAGTACCAGCATACGGACCGATAGCTACCGCGAAGGCATTTTGGTTCGAACACCCTGCATACATACCAATAGCGACTGCAGAGATACCCTGGTTGGAACTACCCGCATACGTACCAATAGCAATCGCATTTGAAAATTGATTCGACTTACCCGCTTCACCGCCAATAGCGATTGAGTGGGAACTTTGTAAGTGACTACCCGCATGTAAACCAATAGCGACTGATTTTGGTTTTTGGTAATATCGGCCAGCATCATCACCAATAGCGATTGAGTGGGAACTTTGCGCGTAACTACCTGCGCGGTTACCAATAGCGATTGCAGAGAGATTCTGGTTTAAACAACCTGCTCTGTTACCAATAGCGACTGCATTTGATTGCTGATTTGTCTTACCCGCTTCATAACCAACGGCGACTGAACTGAATTTCTGAACAAAACTACCAGCCTTCCAACCAATAGCGACTGAATTACTTCCCTGAGTCCATTTACCTGACTGATAACCAATAGCAACCGAATTGCTTTCTTGATATGTGTCACCTGCCTGATAACCGATAGCGATGGAATAATCACCCTGTCCCGATTTCCCGGCATCCTGACCCAAATCTACAGCAAAACTAGACGAATTATCCAAATGGGCATTAAAACCGAAGGCAACCGTTCCTAATTCAAGATCAATACCACCTGTATACCCACTAAAATCTAGTGGTACACCATCAACTCTCACAGTGTGACCTGGAAGTAAATTAAGATCGCCATCTAAATTTAAAACTTCCGACTCTGTATATATCTTATCGAGCCTAGAGGTTCTTCTGCTCATTTATATATTTAAAGTAAATAATTTTATAGACAATAACGATGTATGGTCTAGGTCTTTCTCAAGGTCTCAACCTCGAGAGAATCAAAATAATGGGAAAAGAGTGTGCACTTTTTAAATCTGAAAATGGTGAAATAGCGTTGGTAGATGCAGTGTGTCCACACAGAGGTGCTAAACTTTGTAATGGAAAAGTAAAAGGAAATAACATTCAATGTCCATATCATGGTTGGGAGTTTAATACAAGTGGCACTCTCGTAAAAGTTCCATCATCTAAAAATGTTCCATGTGGTGGAGATATCGTTTCTTATCCTGTAGTGGAAGATGGTGGATTTATATGGTCAACAGATTGTAAAGATAAACTTCCTACACGATATTGTGAAGAATTGTTTGACCCATCGTGGGTAAAAGTGTATGGTTCGAGAGAATTGCAAGGAAATATTTATGATTGGATACTAAATGCAACTGACATCTCTCATATTAATTTCGTTCATGATTTCGCTGATGAAGAAAATGCACTCGTAAGAAATACAAAAATTGAAATGAATGATGATTACGTAGATTGCTTTGCTAATGTTCGTTCTAAAGCTTCAACGAAACTGACTGAACACATGCAACCAGAAGATGGTTCTGATATTCACAACAGGTTTGTAGCTCCATGTACCTCTATAATCCGAATTAAACTAAAGGGTCCATATGAGTTTATTACATTCAGTACGTTACTTCCCATGGACGATAACACAACTAAAATGTCGTGGTGTATGTTGTACCCAAAGAACCCACTTCTAGATAACCCTCTCGTTTACTCTCGTTTTTATCACAAAATGTTTGAAACTGTTGCACAAGATGAAGCGATTATTCGTGATGTTGCCTGGGTTCCACTCGCCTTAAATGCTCAGTGTGACGTTTTTCAGTTGAAGGCTCTCGAACTTTTAAAAAAGTAATCATATCTTTTCAAATGGGAATGCAGTCGAAAAGATTGACGTATACTGATAATCGAATATATTTTAAACAACGGAGGGGGTTACAACCTTCTTCTTAGCAGGAGCCTTTTTGGTAGGTGCCTTTGTCGCAGAAGTCTTAGCGACACATTTACATTCACACGCGGGGCCGACGGGGCCAGAAGGGCCGGGAGGACCGACGGGACCAGCAGGACCAGGAGGGCCGACAGGGCCGGGAGCTCCCCTAGGACCAGGACCCGCCCGAGAAGCGGAAGCTCCGCCTGGGTTGTCAATAATCTTGAGGAGTAGATTATAAAGACGGGTCTTATCAAGGCGGGTTCGCTTGAGTTCAGCTTCTATCTCTGTACGTATGGAATCCATTTTACTATATATAAAAGAAAGATTATCTTTAAATCCAGATGATTATAATTGGACCACATCTCCACACGGGTATAGGTCAACATGCAAAAAAATACATGAGTCTTTTTCTTCCAAATTCAAAGTATTATGTTATTGGTAATGAAATTCCCACTTCCGAACATGCGCTGATATTTATGCTACCGATTAAGGAACATATGTCTTATATCACACATGTCAAGTCCCGGGTGAAAAATCTTGCGTGTATGACTGTTTGTGAAACAGAAACGGTTCATGAAAATTACAGTCTCATCATGAAAGAATTTAAGCGTGTCGCTGTACCGAGTGAGTTTTGTAAAAGGGTTCTCTCACGTCAGTTTCCTGATAATGAATTTTACGTTATTCATGCGCATATCCCAAAACCAAAGGAAAAACCATATACCTTTTACCATATCGGAAACATAATGGACCCTCGCAAAAAATTTAAAGACATTCTTCAGGCGTTTATCCGGCTAAATGAACCAAACACACGACTTGTGGTGAAAGCAACCGCAAAGTCTGATGTTCAAATTCAATTACCACGTGTCGAAGTGATAAACGGACTTTTGTCTGATGAACAAATGGATGAACTTCATAATCGCTGTGACTGTTATGTAAATTTTTCGCATTCAGAAGGTGTGGGTATGGGTGCTGTAGAAGCAGCCCTCCGAGACAAACCCGTCATCATAACAAATTATGGTGGAGCTCCGGAATATATTAAAACACCCTATACTATTGATTGTGAACTACAGGAATTGGAAAAAGACGATTTCCTTTTTAAGAAAGGAATGACTTGGGGTAATCCAAATTTCGAACAACTCTTGAAGTTCATGAGGCATGCATACGACAATCGTGTTCGTGAGATGAATCACGAACACACTAAAAATCTAGTGAGTAGGGAAAATGTTCTAAAGGAGTTCATCCTGAATGTAATTGGTGGCGAGAGTGATGAGACCAACGAGAATAGTTCCGCTCATTAAGGAATCCTTTTGAGATATGATGTACATCACGAGGTCGTCGATGACCTGTACACCAGAGGGTTTCTTCGCTATCTTTGGTACGACGATACTTATGGTCATGTAAAGCGCCATCGATATTATTACAGGTCTAAGACTTTCTTGGTCTAACATTGTTTCTATTAATCTTGGATTTTAATTTTGCTCACATCAACCTTTGTCCCCAACGATGTATTCTTGACACTATGTTTTTTGCAAAAATCCCCACACACCGCCTTGAATGAGCACGGCTTTCCAGACATCGTCGTGGCACAGCAAATCTTCTTAGTCGTTCTCTGTTCGTTTACGACATCTGGTGGTTTATCAATCACAACCATTTTACGCTCTTCTTTCTTCTTCTCGGCTTCCTCATACTTTTTCTTCATGACCCAAGTTGCGTTTGCCAGACTGTAACACTTTTCATTTGGCTCACTGAGGCGATACATCTTCACCGCGTCAGCGAGGCAACGCTCCCAAAGAGAATCACGGATAATTTCCATTTTATTCTTATTTTTTACAAAATACGGCTTCACTTAGGCTTCTCCACCGATTTCAGCTAAATATATGTCAACTTCTCCAGCAAATTCTGGACACGATTCTGTAGTTTTCTTTGTGACCATATCTTGTACATTTATCACATGTTCCTTGAATTTCTTCACGTTTATACCGGTAGCATTATGTATCTGTGTCTCTGTGGCTATATCTTTGAGTGCATACAGGTATGCAGCCGCATAATTCGCGTGAAGAATAGCCACGACAGGTGACTTATCTTGTTGGGCAGCCGTAGCGTAACGAGCAGACTGACGAACCAATTTTTCGATAGATTTGTTCATACCTCTAGTCTTGTTCTGCATCATCAAAAATAAGATGAAAATTGCTGCGATGAAGTAAAGATACATCTTCTATAAGTACCATTGAAAAAAATCTACATAAATTTTAGATAATGTTAAGATCTGAACCTAACGTCAGATGCTGTCTTTGTCCAGGAAATAAAGTTACTCTCAAGAACGAGAGTGAATTCAAGATTTATTACGAAGTTGTCGTACTAAAAGGTGCAAAGATAAATCACCTAAAGCTTGGTGTATCTGGTCCGGGTGGAAATGGAATCAATGGTGAAGCTGATATCAATGATGCCGAGCGTCTTCCACCTGAACATGGAGAACTGCATCCACAGAAAATGAAATTTGTGACTATTTCCGGGGGTAAGATATTCACCGTGAAATATAAATACGAAGGATTACACTCTGATTGGTCTCCCGAAACGAGGAACTTCTCGGTGTATGATGATTTGGTATTTGAGCAACCACCCATAGAAGATATCGAAAAACTTCGCAAAGTTGACGGGGAAGAGAAGAAAGAGGAAGAAGCTACGCGAAGAATGTGTTCCAGTAAGTTCAAGCATATGTGTAGCGCACCAGACACACCCAAACAACAATGTTGGCGTTGTCGCGATTGGTACTGTAACTATCATGCCAACCCAAACAATAACCCCTTCGGGAAAGGTGGTCACATCTGTAATTAAAATGTATAGTAATATCAAACATGCAGTGTGCTAGCCTCTATCAAGTTACTTGTTCAGGTGGAAAATGTGAGAAATGTCCTTATTGTAATTACTATTATTGTAAGTATCATCTTAATATAAACAATAATCTATTTGGATCAGGTGGTCATGTGTGTAGTAAATATCTCTAAACATGATATCTAAGTTAGAGTTTTGAGTTATAATTATCATAAGAAATGCCCGCACGTCGCACTAAAACTAAAAATAGTGGTTTTTCAAGTAAAATTCTGGGTGGTGTAAAGAAACAGCGACGCATCGTTGTAACACCGCACGAAGACAGTACACATCACGTGAAACTCATTCTTGACTACAATCCACATGATCCAAACAAACCTTATTTATTTCGGAGCGAAACTGGAGACAAACCTTGGTGGGGGTGGTTGGAAGATTTAGTGCCTCGTGCAAAAATCAATAACCAAGCAACGTGGAATCTCGTGTGCCCAATCGCGATTAATATTTTTAGAAGCTCCGATCCGCACCACCCCACGTATATTAAGGGAAATATGTCTGACATAACCGAGGGTCGCAGATGTTCCAATCAAGAATGTTTTCACAAAACAACGGAGTTTCCGCGTTTATATGCAGCACATTTGTGGGTGTATGTATCGAACAACAATAATTTGAACTGTGCATGGGTCGCAGGTGTCGCACCACTGTGTGGTTCTTGTAATCAAGCGTCTGAGCCTATTACATTAAAAGAACATACAAGGGTGAATATTATTGAAAGAGTCGTAACCTTTGACAATAGTGCATTTGTAAAAGAATGTGATGTCAAGTTGAGTGTAAAATTTCCACGATTAGAGGACCAAGGGTTACGATTTGGTAAATACATTGTCAACAAAAGATTAACTAAATCATTTAAACCTAAGTTAGAGTTTTGAGTTGTAATAAAATCATCTGAAAAATGGAGAGCGTTCAAAAGCTCACCCACATCGAGCACATTCTCAAGAGACCTGATTCATATGTCGGTCCGGTGGAACAGGGTTCAGAACCCTACTGGATTCTCAATGGCGATAAGTTCGAGAAGAAGAACTTGAAGTATTCCCCAGCTCTCTTGAAAATATTCGACGAAATCTTGGTCAACGCAATTGATCGCAACTCCATGTACCCCAAGAATGTCACGTCCATCTCTGTCTCCATCGACAAGGATACCGGTGCGGTCACAATCGAGAACAACGGACCCCTCGGAGGTATCGGTGTTCGAATGCATGAGAAGGAAGGTGTCTGGAACCCCGAGCTCACGTTTGGTCACCTTCTCACGAGTACGAATTACGATGACTCCAAGAAGCGTATCGTGGGTGGTCGCAATGGCTATGGTGCCAAATTGACGAACATTTATTCCAGTGATTTTTCCATCATGATCAAGGACCATGAAGCCAAACAGACCTATTCCCAACAGTGGTAGAACAACATGACAACATGTGAAAAGCCAAAAATCAAAAAACATTCTGGTGCAACCTCGTCGGTCTCGATCACGTTCACTCCAGATTGGAAGAGATTTGGAATGTCCAAGATGGACGATACCATTTACAGGATTTTTCAGAAGCGAGTTTGGGACGCAAACATCTGTACCAGTTCCAATTGTAAAGTGAAGTTCAACGGAGATGTCCTACCCAAACAGAACTTCGATGCCTATGCCAAGATGCACGAGGGTGTCGAAAATGTCTCTATGGTGACGAGTGATCGTTGGTCCGTGTGTATTGGGCCGTCTGAGAATGGTATGGAACAAGTCTCGTTCGTCAATGGTATCTGTACGACAAAGGGTGGTACACATGTAGACCATGTGGCGTCCCATGTGGCTGCCGGTATCATTGAAGATATGGCGAAGAAGATCAAGTTGAAGCCCCAACAGGTAAAGAACGCCTTCACCATCTTCGTGAAGGCGACACTCGAGAATCCAACCTTCTCCAGTCAGGTCAAGTCTGAGTGTACCCTCAAAGCACAAGATTTTGGTTCCAAGTTTGAGCCACCCAAGAATTTTGTGAAGAATGTTCTCAAGACTGGTATCGCCGATGAGCTCATGGCACTCTCCAAATTCAAGGAGATGAAAGAACTCAAAAAGTCTGATGGTGCTCGAAAATCCAAGATTACGGGTATACCCAAATTGGATGACGCGAACAAAGCTGGCACATCTCAGTCTGGGAAGTGCACACTCATCGTAACAGAGGGTGATTCGGCCAAGACCCTAGCTGTGGCGGGTCTCTCGGTGGTTGGTCGAGACCACTATGGTGTGTTCCCTCTCCGTGGTAAGTGTAAGAATGTGCGAGACTCTTCAGTGGCTCAGCTCACGTCTAACCAGGAGTTCAATGACCTCAAAAAGATTTTGGGTCTTCAACAAGGAAAGGAGTACACGGATGTCTCTGAGCTTCGGTACGGTCGTCTCATGATTATGACTGACGCAGATAATGATGGTTCACACATCAAGGGTCTTATTCTCAACATGATTCACTACTTCTGGCCCAGTCTTCTCAAGCTCAACTTCGTGGTGTCTATGGTGACTCCAATTATCAAGGCTACAAAGGGTTCTGATACCAAATCTTTCTACACCGATTCGGCTTTCCGGACGTGGTACGGCTCCGGAAAACAGGGATGGAAGATCAAGTATTACAAGGGTCTCGGTACTTCCACGAGCACAGAGGCTCGCGAATACTTCAAGAAGATCCAAGACCTTACTGTGAAATTTGATGTGGACACGATGACTGACAATTCGATTGTACTCGCTTTTGACAAGAAAAAGGCGGATGCTCGAAAGTCTTGGCTTCTCGAGAGCACTGCCAAAGATGCGAAACAGCTTGAAATCCCATATGGTGATGTGAAGCAGTTGGATATCACTGACTTTGTACACAAGGACTTGGTCAACTTCAGTCTCGCGGATCTGAAGCGCTCGATTGCCCATGTGGCGGATGGACTCAAGCCTTCTCAGCGTAAGGTGATGTATTCCTGTTTCCAGAAGAATCTGACAGCTGAGATGAAGGTGGCACAGCTGGCTGCCTATGTGGCTGAGAAGAGTGCCTACCATCACGGTGAGGTGTCTCTGGCAGAAACGATTGTCAAACTGGCCAATGACTACACTGGTTCGAACAATGTCAATCTTCTCGAACCATGTGGTCAGTTTGGCACGCGTCTCATGGGTGGCAAAGATGCATCTCAGACGAGGTATATCTTCACCAAGCTCACCAAAGAGGCTCGCAAGCTTTTCGACCCCAAGGATGATGCTATTCTCAACTATTTGGATGACGATGGTCGCTTAATCGAACCAGACTTTTACATGCCCACTCTCCCCATGGTTCTCGTGAATGGTACAGAGGGTATCGGAACGGGTTTCAGTTGCTATGTCCCACCGTTCAACCCCGACGATATTAAGGGGAATATTGAGAGAATGTTGAGTGGTGAAGAACCTGTGGAGATGAAACCGTGGTTCAGGGGTTTCAAGGGTAAGGTTTTCAAGGATGATGGTGGGAGCTGGATCACTGAAGGAATTTGGAGAGACACTGGGTCGCGTCTCAAAGTGACAGAACTCCCACCTGGTCGATGGACGCAAGACTACAAGGAGTACCTGGATACCCTCGTGGAGAAGAAGATGATCACCAGCTATACGAACAACAGTACCACAGAGGATGTGGACTTTGAGATTTTTGGATACAATGGCAAGGATTTGGTGAAGGACTTGAAGATGCGAAAGACGTTTCACACGTCAAACATGCACCTCTTCCACCCCACTCGAGGTATCCACAGGTACGCGAGTCCTGAAGAGATTCTAAAGGACTTTGTGGAACTTCGACTCGAACACTATAAAAAGCGTAAGGCGCACCTTATCGAAGTACTCCAAAAGAGGGCGGAGATGTGTGGACACAAATCGAAGTTTGTATCTATGGTCATCGAGGAGAAACTGGTGGTGTTCAAAAGGAAAAAGAAAGACTTGGAAAATGAGATGTCTACGATGTTTCCAAAAATTGACGGTTCGTGGGACTACCTACTCAACACTAAGACAGTTGAATATACTGAGGAATGCGTCAAAGCGCTGATGGATGACGCGAGACAGGCGAACGTAGAGCTGGAGAAGATGTTGAGAACAAGTCACGTGACAATGTGGAAATCTGATATTAAAAAATTGTGAGTAATAAGTAGATATGGGTGAGGCTGCTAAAATCGCTCTCAACGCTATTGGAAAGCAGGATACACACCTCTTTTCCAAAGACCCTGAAGATTCGTTGTTTAAATACAAAATGAAACAACATTCAAATTTTACTAAATTTCATAGAAGTAAGGTTGTAACAAGAGATAGTGACACACCTCAATGGCCATTTGGGCAAACGATAAAAGTAGAATACAAGCCAAACAATATGGGTAATTTGTTAGGTGATATGTGGATTAAATTGAAACTCCCAAATCTTACTGGCACTAATTACCCGGACCAAGTTTCATTACATCTTATCAAGAGTATTACAATGTATGTAGATGAGATAAAAGTCGAAGAACTTACCGACGACTGGAATTTTATGTTTAATGAATTATATCTGAGTGACACACAACACGAAGCGGTTCAGTTACTCACCAATAACGGGTTTAATTACACATATTTTGCTACACAGGGGAGTAATTTAGGATTTTTAAACCGCGATATACTCATACCTATACATTTTTTCTTTTCCAGAAAATACAACGAAACTGAAGAAAGACCATTTTTTCCACTATGTGCGATACATCGTCAAAAAATAACGTTTGAAATTTCATTTCATAAGCAAACATTTTTTACAGACTTTTCCAGTAATTTATCTTTATCAGATTTTACAATCATAACTGAAGAAATTGATATTCTTCCAGAAGAGAGAAATTATCTAACATCACATCCCCATTCATTCGAAACCGATGTTGTTTATTATCATGGACGGAATACAAGTGAATTAAACAAAAAAATCTTTAAGACGAATTTTGCGTCAAACAAACAAATAAAGATATTCCATTGGTTTTACCGAAAAACGGACGTTGAAAATGAAGATGATCCAACAAAATATAAACTTCGTTTCAATTTTACGAGTAATAACGCACCATTCAGGAGAGTTGATGAAAATAGATTTGAAATTGCTGAGAAAATGAAAATATATCTTAACGGCAATATCGTCCAAGATATTTCAGGAGACCAAAACCATCGTTACTTCAAATATTATACTCCGTATGATGGTAATTTAAATACACCGACCACACACGTTTATACTTACAATTTATCACTTTACCCATCTATACATAAAAAATCTGGAATATTAGACTTCAGTAAAGTTATTTCAGACAAGAGTTTTATAGAGACACAGTTTCACAAGTTTTTAGACCTGAATGAAACATATGAAATGCACATGTATTACGTTGCACAAAATCGTTTCATGTTTAGAGATGGCTTCATGAATGTTTTAGATTAAAAAAAAAGCCAGACATAAGTATAATGTTGTTGGGTGCGTCTGGGGTTCAGGATATACTTATAACCGGAAACCCAACACAAAGTTACTTCATAAGTATACACAAAAATCACACACCATTTTACAAATCGTTGTATCCAATAGAATCTGAAACATCTACAACTTTCGGTTCTCTCATGTCATTCAGAGTACCAACAGAATATGGTGATTTTATAAGTCGGGTATGTTTAAAGGGCTCTCTCTGGCAAAAGGGTGGACTCGCGATTTCTGGTAGTGATTGTCAATCCTTTTTAACTAATAATCTCATCGATTATGCAGAATTGTTTATAGGAGAACAGTCTATACAAAAAGTGACGGGTGAATATATTGCTATATATCATCAAAGTCGTAAACGTGATACGTCGACACTCGAGAAGTTGTATGCACATGGTTCAAATGAAGCTGAGCAAACATTTCGTAATACGAGTTCCGCGGGGGATAATCCATTTTTCTTAGATATACCATTTTACTTTAATGGTGTCAATGAATTAGCTATACCATGCTGTTCTTTAAAAAAACAAAAAATCAGAATAACGATTAAACTTCACGATGCTGAGGTCAACTGGAAATTTCAAAATAAACTGTATGAAACGGCTTTGAATATTTCGTATATTAATGTAGGACTAGACGAAAAACACTTTTCTGAAATCAATCCGATTGCTCATACTATTAACCAATTACAAGTATCTCAGTTTAAAATCCCTTCAGGTGTCTCGAATAAAACGGTGTTATTAAATTTTAGTAATCCTGTTAGTGAACTATTTTTTGTCGCTCGACGCGCATCGAATAAATTAGCTTATATTGACATAGAGAATATTAGGCTAAAATTTAACAATGCGGTAGTATTTGACCAAAACAACAAATTCTTATGCTACAAACAATCTCTTGATAATCATGTAACATCTCCTTCGGGTAGAGAATCGGATGGTGGAGGCAAGTACTGTTCTTATTCATTCGCACTTAACCCCACTTTAGGTATTCCTACAGGAAGTGTTAACATGAGTCGCATTGTTCATAAAGAATTAAAAATTGACATCCCTTTATCAGAAACTGAAGAAACTGTTGTTCGAATATACGCAGTCAGTCACAATGTTCTCATTTTCCAAAGTGGATTAGCGGGTTTAAAATTTTAATTTGATATATTAGTAGTATGTCTTCAAGAAGTGTTGAACTGTTTGTATCAGGAACAGGCAGCGACGTGAACGTGAAATATGATTTTTCGTATTTCACTAAACTTGTAAAACGAAATACACATTTCGCAAAAGAGTATAGAAGTATAAAATCTGATGGGGATTTTGGTAAGTTATGTGAGTTCAGGATTCCAATGAACACAGGAGATATGCTCAAATCTTTGTGTTTAGAGATAGAAACATCTCAGCTCATCGACCAAAATCGTTATTACATTGATTCGTTTGGAAATGCTCTAGTTGAATATGCCGAGTTAGTGATAGGTGGACATACAATAAACAGAATAACAAGTGATTATCTACAATTATATACTGAAGCGTTTCATGATGACGGAAAAAAAGCAGCTTTCAAAAATCTCATTAATAGAACTGAGGATAGTTTATTAGATGAGCCATTTAGTGGGATTAATTTTAAACAAATGACAAATCGTCAACTTCATTGTATTATAGACTTACCATTTTATTTTCACAGACACCCAGAGCTAGCCATACCATTGTGTTCCATTACACTACAGGATGTGATAATTAGAATTAAGTTTAGAGAATATAAAGAACTTATCTACGAAAAAACTGGGAGTCAAACGCCAGCCGATACATTCGCTATGAAAAGTAGAGCTCTTCCAACTACAGTCACTGAAGTTCCTAAAATAACTAAATGTTCACTAATCACAGAACTTGTTTATCTAGATGTAGTTGAACGATTAAAACTGAAATGTACAAAAACCGATTATGTCATCACCGAGATTCAAGAAAATCAGTTTAAAACATATGACGACAGAACAAACCTCGTTGATTGTAAGTTATCTTTTAAAAATCCTGTGAAAGAATTATACTTTTTCATCCAAAGAGATCCACAAGAACATCAAAATCAGGGTGTTTTTACGAGTCCGTTGAACTATGATCCTATACGTTACGCAGATTTTGATAGTACGACTGGTAAGTTTACATTAACACCTGACCAATTAGATTACCTAACGATTAATCTAGACGGTTTAAATATAATAGACGAAAATACAGGTGATGCCCAGTTTTTGAGATGTTCACAGTTTATTAAACATCACTCGAATGTACCCAAATTATCGAGAATTTACATGTACAATTTTAGTTTAAAACCGGAAGTATGGTATCCAACGGGTCAGGTAAATTTTAGTTTAATAAAAGAGCAAATCGTAAAAATTAAACTTTACAATTCAGGCTTCTTTATAAACCCCAATTGGTATTATTTTAATAGAAACATCCGCGTTTACGCGAAGAGTTACAATATTCTTCGAGTAAAGGATGGGATGGCACAAAAGTTATTCTAAATTAGTTTCGACAAAATAGTGTCACTTTATTGTCTCTGATATAGTCTATAATGTTGTTCTTGATACACCATTTGATGAAATTCAACTGTGCGAGGGTTGTGTGGATTTCATGAGATGTACCCGGAACCGTGTACGCAAATTTCTCTGAACGACAAAAGGGGTCGAACAGCTTTTTACTGTATCCATCCAAACTCGATTTGTACGCACAGTGTACAGTAAATAACTTTCCATCTTTAGTCTTGTAGGTTGTGTGATTCTTTTTCGCATAGTTCGTTATGAACCATTCTAAATTTCTCAAAGATATTCCACTTGATTTGTCAAGAATGTTCAATAACTTATTTCGGTTTTCCTCTTCATTGTAAAAATTGTTAATTGATGTTAGTAGGATACCACTTTTACTCATTGTTGATAATGCTCCCCAAATCTATAAGCTCCTTAGAATTTTCACAACCTGGACACCCCTTAACATACATTCTTTCGGGACCGTGTGTATGGATATTTGAACTAGAGAGGGTGCGATGTTTAATTTTCTGACCCTGAGTCACATGATGTCTACAATATCCATCACACGTTCCCTTGAACATACATCGCTCACCGTTCGATTTTGTACCCTTGCAAAATGTGGCACCCACCGTCTCAGGTATGTCACGAAGAAGTAGGTCGAGTGGTATAGCATGTTTTTTCGATATCTTTACTGCGTACTCATTTAGTAGAACGTTTGTGCGTTCATTAAGTTCTTCATCGATTAATTCAGCAATTTTTTCATGCAGAATCATCAGTTACTCTGTTTTAGTTCGTAATTTTTAAATAGCTGATGAACAGAAGGTGAACGAAATTCTTTAATTCGTTCTCGCAACTCGGATACTTTTCCTGTGTCATCCAGACCATGCTTTCTACATTCCTTCATCAGTTGTTCCTTTTTCATACCACTCAGGGCTGGTCCAGTTTCCTTCTTTTTAGGTTTATGCTCTGAGATGATTTCCCCAAAAATCTCTTCCTTCGGGTTCTCATACAGGGGTTCCAGCAAGTCACACACAGGATTTAAGAATTTATTGATAAAATAGTAGTGATAATCAATCGGAATGTTATTCTCTTCGACGTATTTGGGATCTTCTGATTTTTCGAAAGCTTTTGCCTTGGGGTCAGTCGTCTTAGTGAGAAGATACGGTACACGGTCACCCGATTGTGGTTCAGAACCAGGTTTTCTCTCTCGCATCTTTCGGACTACTTGAACATGTGCTTGATTAATCTCGCCGATATCCGAACCTGTTATGGAGACGGACTTTCCACCAACCTTGTAACTATCCGAAAGTGATTGACTCAATACAAGCTTTTCATTCGGTACGTCACCAGAGAGTAACTGTATCGCCCGTTCTTTCGCGAGTTCTTTGGGTGGCCCAGTATCATCTGATGTGAGAACAACATCGAGCAACTCTTTACATACTTCTCTGACATGAGGTGTATTATCACGACGGACAACCTGCAGTCCCTTGATATCTATGTAGTCCATGTGCATCTGTTCATCTTTTCCCTTGGTCCACAGTTTGGCAGCATACCTCTTTTTCGAATACAAGAAATATGGCCAGTACACCTTCTCGAGTTCCAAATTGTTGGGCTTTTTGAAGAGGGCGCTACACTCTTCGGCAGCCCTCTCACCCAACTCCCAACTGTATTCGATAGCCTCCTTACCCTTACGTCCCCCGACGTCGAATTCTACCATGACAGAATCCGTATCACCGTATCTGACTTTCGAACCCGGGAAGTTTGCCTCGACATAGTTTTTCGTTTCTTCAATCATGGCACGGCCCCTACAAGTAGTTGTAGATGCAATGGGGACACATGGAAGTATACCTTTTCCTGCTCCAGTGAATCCATACACAGAGTTCATGGAAACTTTATAAGCCAACTGCTTACCATTATAGACCTCTTTCATTCCACCGGTGGCGGCCGCCATGTCCTTTTTAGCCTTCTTTCTAAATTGTTTGAGCTCTAGAAGAATGCTAGGAAGTAAACTGGGAACATCCTGTGCAAACTTGTATGTCTTTTCGCCGATGGTAAATGTCTCATAATTGATACCTGGTACGTTCCCATATCGACGCTCGTCCATGACGAGAGTAGAATAACAGAGATTGTGAGCCATCATGATTGATGGGTACAGAGCTTCAAAATCTAGAGCTGTGATTGGAGTGTAATACGCTCCCTTTTGAGCCTCGAGAACTGTGGCACCTTCGTAAGGTTCTTCGGGGATTGCACCATATCGAATTGTTGGAACCATGAAACCAAGTTCCCTAGCCTTTTTAGTCAACTGACTGAAAACTTTGATTTGCTGCCCCCTTTCCACCAAAAAACACAAAGGTACCCAGGTAGCCTTAGCCATCTCCAGAAGATTCAGAAGTGTACACAACTTTTTCAGGAGTTTATGGGGAAGGAGTGTATCCTTGATACAGTACTCCGCCACTTCACCCAATTTTAGGGGGTCACCCTCCTTGAAACGAATAAACATCTCTTTTGGGGGCATATCGATTTTTTGGTCACCTAGATAGAGTTTGGAAACGTTATTGAGACTGTACGAATCAAGTTTATATCCCTTCTTAACTTCGTGAAACATATCGAAGATGAATCTTCCAGACATCGGTAGAAGTTTTAGGAAGTTATCTCCCAGAGCACTGGAACTCAATTTCTTCATCACGAGTTGAGACGTATCATCGATTAGTCTTCCAAGTTTGAAAAATTTTGGACTACATCCACAGTGTCTCGCGCGTTTGAATATATACTCGAGGTCAAAACCAAAGATATTCCAACCTGTGAGAATGTCAACGTTTTTGTCATGTAGATATTCACTGAACGCCTCCAACATTTCTTTCTCGGTATCGAAACTCTTGACATCAGGGCCTTCAGTTTGTTTGTAACACAAGCACACCTTTTCATAAGGCTCGTCGTTACCAAACTTACACAGGGAAAGAGCAATCTGAAAACATGCATCATCCGGGACATCGGCATCTGGAAATTTACCAGTCGAACTGTTACACTCGATATCGAACGATGCGACCACAAAGGGTGCGATGTCATCTCGGTTGACCGGTTTCAGAGATGTCCAGTCGTTACACCAAAGGTCTATGTCAACCTTAGCCAGATGCGATCTCACACATTTATCTCCAGTGTCGATCCACCCAGTCGACTGGATTCCGGTTCTATGCATCAGTCGAAGTACTGGGTCTAAATTAGATTCATACACTTTCAGTACCCTCGCTCCACCCGATAGTTCGAGGGGACGCTTCAAAAAACTATCTACACGTCGTCTATCCCCGAGAGTCCTGAAATTCAGTTTCATATAGTAAAACTCTTCGTTGTTTTGGAATCCCCAAACATCTTTGGATTTCGTCATAGAATACGACGTTATGCATTCAGGACACTTTTTACACAGAGTCATGTAAATCTCATTAATCGTCTGTTGAGAAGTTCCTAGTGGAAG